AGCGGCCTGCTCCTGCAAGGAACGTCTTGCCCGTGTCGTAGTTCTGCTTGGACATGATGTGTCTCTTCTCCTCTTGTTGTGCGAACGATTAGAGGAACTCGACCCGGATGGCCGTTTCCACAGTGACAGCGCCGGGCGCGTCGAGCGACCGAGCGATGGGGTTGGTGGAGCCCGACGCGTAGGTCCCGTCGCCAGCGCTCTCGAGCAGCTCGTCCGCCTGGATGTTTTCACCAGACGCGATGTAGCCGACCGCACGCTCGCCGGACTTGAACACGCCGACCTTCACGGTGTCGCCAGACGCGTAGAATGCGCTGACGGTGCTGCGACCCTGGTACGTGTCATCGATACCAGTGCCGAGCTCATCTCGCTCGAGCGCGACGGCCTTGGGAACGAATCCCGTGGCCGTCTGCTTCGCGATGGTGGTCACGCCCTTCACGAGATAGCCCGGCTTGATCTCTTCCGATGCCGCGCCATCCTCGTTGACGATGGGCTGACCCTGAAGAACAACGGAACGCTTCAGTGCCATGATACTTGTCTCCTTCTTGTTGGTTGTTGGTTACTGCGGCAGCAGGATGTGTCCGCCGCTCGGGCGGATGGACACCTGAGCCGTCAGCCCGTCATCGACGGGAGCGCTCGGCGCGATGTTCGACACGTAGCCCGAGAAGATCCACTTCGCGCCATCGGGATACGTGATCTCGTAACGGTCCTTCGACCCGTCGGCCCACGCCTTCATCAGTCCAGCGACTGCGTTGTGCGTGGCTTCACCTGACGGGAGGAAGCCGAGCACCATCTGGAGCTCGCCCTTCCGTCGGATGCCCACGACAAACGAGTCATCCTCGCTGTTGTGCATCGTGGTCTCGATGGGATTCCGCGTCAGGGCGGGCGGCGTGATGTCGCGCAGCTCGGCGATGTCGGTGCCGTTGCGCGAGATCAGCGTGCCCTGTGCGGAGATCGCATTGCTCTCTGCCATGTTGCTTCTCCTAGGAGTCGCTCAGCACGACTCGTTGCTGCTTACTGCTTGGCCTTCTTCGCCTGCAGCTCAGCCGTCAGTGAACGCGGAGCCGGCGCGTCCGTGTCCTTCGAGGAGGTCTTGCTCGCACGCGGCACGCCCGCGCCCGAGTAATCGACGGTCGATCCCGCCAGCGACACGAGCTGATCGAGTTCGTCCTGCGACTTGGCCTGGAGCTGCTCGTCGGAGAACTTGCAGCGGTCCGACGCACGCAGGGCCTTGATGGTCGCAGCCTTGCGATCCGCCTGCGCCTGCGTGAATGCCTGGAACGGAGCGCGCTCCGCTTCGGGAATCATCGCGACGGCTTCAGCGAGCGTCTTCGGTGCGCCGATCTGCACCTGGACTTCCTTCTCCACGACCTTCTCCACGACCTTCTCGACTTCCTTCACGGTCTCGACAGGTTCCGCGAGCTGCTCGATGCTGGCGAACTGTTCGTCCGTCAGGCCCTCGAGGAACTTCGTCGCTGCCTCCACCGTGCCAGTGATGCGGCCCTTCGCCTTCTCGATGAAGGCGGCGACCTTCGTCTTGCACGCCATGGTTACCTCTTTCGTTTCGGGTTGGTTGTGCTGACAGGTGCAGGCACCCGCGGCCCGCGCTGCAGTGACGGAGCCATCGACCGGTTCGTAGTAGACAACCGGTTCGACTTCCGTCGCGGAATCGCCGATGGTGACTGCACCGTTCTCCCCGAGCGTGTAGTCACGCTTGAAGCACTTGTACTTGCCATCGGCGTAAGCCGCGTAGACGTAGTACCCGTCATACACGGCCTCGATGTACTGACAACGCGGGTCCTTCTCCATCGTTGCCATGTGCAACTTGCGCTGCACGTCACGGTCACTCATGTCCTCGGCACTCTGCAGCCCGCGGATCGCATTCATGATCCGCGAGAACACATTGCCGTGGCTCTTGTCGATCTGCTTGCCGCTCATCGCATCAGACGCTCCCTTCGCGGCACGCACGCCGCATCCCATCTTGCGCGAACACGCACCGACCTCGTCCGCACGCAACAGCGCGAGGTGGTCGGGGATGACGCGCTCCCACTTCCGCGTGTAGGACAGGCCACGGAACGTGCCTGCCTCCTCCGTCGATTCGACAAACGCACCGACGGAAATCTCGACAGCCTCTCCCGCAAGCAACCGCTCCGCGAGTTCCTGGCCAGACGGGGTCGCCTGTTCCTTCGCGACCCACGCCTCCATCGCGAGCTTGTCGTTCTTCTCGCCTGCGTTGAACACGAGTCCAACCGCGGACTCGAGTACCTCAGGCGAGTTACCAGACACGTACTCCCCGTTGACCTGCGGATGGCCGTGGAACACCGGGCGACCGTTCCATCCCTCAGGCGTATCGAGAAGTACATCTTCCGGCACGAACTCAGGATCGGCCGCGTTCGCAGCATGGATGACACCTTCCACGAGCGCGACGACAGGAACCACGAGATAGGTGGTTCCGTTGAACGTCTGCTCAGCTGGCGTCACACCGCCTGCGAGTGCCGTAATCTGTCGAAGGTCTCGAACCATATCAGTCTCCCTACAGGACGAAGAATCCGCCGCCTTCTTGCACGAGCTTGCCGCCGTCCTCCTGCAGCAACACTCCGAGGAACGCGACTCCCTCCGTCGGTCGGACAACGACCTGCGCGGTCAAGCCACCATCGACAGGTGCGCCGAACGTGATGCTCTCAATGACGCCCGCGAATGTCCATTCCGCGCCGTCCGTGAAGACCACTGCCCAGTCGTCCTCCTGATTCGCCTCCCACGCTTCGACCAGCGCCACGTGTTCGTCGGCCACCACACCGATGGAGAAGGACAGTTCGCCGTAGCGACGGATGTCCTTGTTGAAGGTCTCGTCGTTCTCACCGACGAGCGTGCTCTCGTGCATCGGGCGCTGCAACGCAGGCGGCGTGATGTCGCCGACCTCAGTGATCGCGTCACCGTTGCGTGTGACCTGCGTACCATGCGCGGAGATCATGCTAGCCTTGCACCGCGGGAACGAACGTGCACTCCACGATCAGATTCCAGATGACCGCGACCTGATCTGTCGCCGTGCCCCATGCTGCACCGTCACGGCGCTTGAACGCGAGCCACTCATTCGCCGCACGGCTGATGCTCTGGCCCACGTCCTGGGTGCCGAACCCATCCACGCTCCACACCGTGAAGCCGAACGAGTCATTGGTCCCGAACAGGACATCCCAGGTCGGCGTCAGGCGCAGCTCACTACCCGCGCCGCTCACCGTCGAACTGACGATGGCGCCCTTGATCGCAATTGTCGTCCCGTTCAGACGGATCCACTTGAAGTACGCGAGGTCCCCGGAGTCAACTGTCCACGTCCCGCTGTTCGAGGTGAACAAGCAGCTGCCGTGCGCGATGCTGTTCCATTCGGTGCCGCCGACTCGAGGGTCGTCCGCTGTGACGAACGGGTTCTCGCTCGAGGGAGGTGAACCGAACACGGAGCCTTGTGCCGCTGAGCGCTGGTCGTTCGTCAGGCGCCGTGGGTCGAACGACGCGAGCACGCTCGGCGTGATCCGCTTCGTCACCGATGTGGCCACATCGACAATGACCAGCAGGTCGTTATCGAAGTCCGGCGTCGTGTACTCGGCCAGTTCACTGATCTTACGGTTCGGCATTAGCGCTTCCCTCCGCCCTGCGCGGGCGGCACTTCTGGTGAGGGCGGTTCCGCAGGCGGTGCAGGTTCCGTGATCTCGCTTACCGCATCACTGAGGAACTCGCTCTCGCGTGCGATGACGAGGAGGCGATTCTCCACGCAGTGCATGAAGCAATCGACCGGCTGCGGCAAACTGTTGAGCCACGCCTGGATCTGTTGATCCAGGTCACGGCTGCTGACGCCGAACGCTTTGACGTGTACCATGTGCTTAGCTCAGGCTCAGGCCCATCGCGCAGCGGCAGTTCGGATGCGCGGGCGGACCATCAAGCTGCTCCCCATTGACGCTGAACGATTCTCCGAGCGGCACCTGCACACCGTCCATAGGTTCGCACACGGGGCACAGGCGGTCGTCTGGCGTGACGATCCACTCCTTCTTCTCGTTGCCCGTGAGTAGACCGTCGTCCTTCGCCTGTTCCCACGCCAGTTCTTGTCCCGCGTTCGAGGCCCGCATCGTTTCCGTGCGAGCGATCACCTCAGCGCGCTCGTCATCGCCGATGATGTCCGCGATGTCCTTGGCCAGTTCATCGACGGTACGCTGCTCAGTGAACGCCTCCTCGACGGCCTCGCGGATGTCCTCCCGCGTCGTCTTGCTGATGCCTGAGATCGTCTCAGCCGCATGTCGAGTGACCCACTGCACCGCCTTCGGGTTCGTCTTGTCGAACGTGAAGGCGTCATCCGCAGCTGCACGCAGGTCCTTAACCTGTACTGCCTTGCGGATACGCGCTGCCGCCGCGTTGCCTGACGCCGCGACCACAGCCTTGAGCGCCCGCGTGATCGCGACCTGCAGCCGGTCCTCCATCAAGAGGATGGCCTCATCTGCGACCTCGAGCACCGCCTGCGCGGTCTCCGCCTTGGGCACGTCCCGCACGATGACGCGGCGCGCTGCATCAAGCGCACCTCGCACCGACTTCTGCAGGGACTTACGTGTCTTGTCGGCCGCCTGCTGGACGTCCTTCCACGTCGGTGTCTCCGCGGTCGTCGGCGCTGTGTCTTCCTCCGAATCTTCGTCATCCTCGCCGCCCACTTCTTGCATGGGTGGCAAGTCGAGGATGCGCGTGCGGATCTCGTCCACCGTGATGATGGGACCGCCTGCGCTCGAGTTCGTCGAGTTCGCCTGCGTGGCCTTCGCGGCCAGCGTGAGGCGCTCGTCGTCATCGCGTGTCTTGAGCTGCGACCAGCGCACCTCGTACTGCTCAGGTTCCGACAGGGCGCCGAGCTCGATGAAGCGGTCGAGGAGTGGCCGCACGATCATCGACTCCGCGAAGTCCACGCGGCGCGCCTCGATGCGCTGGAAGTAGTTCACCGAGTCCTGTTCGGCCGCAAGTTTCGCCTGCTCGCTGCCCATGAGCACGCGGAGTGGGATGCGAATCGTCGCAGCGATCTGCTCGAGCACGGTCTTGGCCGGCCCTTCGAGGTTCGCGACGTCCGACCCCAGGGACTTGACCTCGACACCTCGTGTCCGCAGGATGCGCTGGTACCCGTGGACATACTTCTCGACTTCCTCACGCATCTGCGCGAGCTGCTCAGGCGTGGCCTGGATCGTCGGGTCCAGGTCGAACTGCACGCCTTGATCGGCCCTGCGCCAGAACGCCTCGGAGCCACCGCCTGTGATCTTGTCCAGGTCATCCAGCCGATTCCATACCGCCTGCAACCGCGGAGTACCCCACGCATCGTGGTCGACCACGCCATCTGCGACGTGGATCACGCGGCTGTGATGCACCCGGCGCGTGAAGTCAGACGAAGTCGTCCGCCCCATGTTCGGCGACTTCCTGCGGATGACGTAGTACAACGGCCAGCCGAAGCGCGGTGAGGTCGGGTCCGTGTCCAATCGCTCGATGGTCACGTCGTCCTCAGCATACACCGCGAGGAACTTGATGTCATCGGCCGAGGCCTTCTCAAGCGGCATCTCCATCGGCCCAGGTGCACCGATGAGCAGGATGCCGAAGTGCCCGATGCCTGCGAGGATGTCCAAGCGCTGCAGCTTCGGCCACAGCTTCAGGCGCTGCGCAAGCGCCAAGAACTCCGTCTCGAACGCAGTCTCGACCTCGGGGTTCTCGTCCTCGATGATCTCCGCGCCGCCCCGCCAGGTGTCCTCAGGCTTGGCCTCGATGATGCTCTTCGCGATCCCGCCGCGCTCGTAGCGGTCGCGGAAGTCCTCGGCCGTGAGGACACGCGAGTATCCGAGCACGGTATACAGGTCGCGCTTG